CCCTCCTTTATTTTTTCTTTTAAATAATCCATCAGTTTTGGATTATCTACAAAGACTGTTGTCAGTCCATTAGTTATACCATTAACTAATTTTTCTTCTTCTTTCTCTTCTAACTCCATATTCCATTGATATATTATTGCATGTAAAATTTCATGTAATATTGTATTAGCATGAGAAACTCCTTTTTCGGTTGTTACATATCCTATAACACCTTCCTTGGAAAAGAACTGTCCCTGTGCTTCATTGGCACTGGCAACTGTTTGTTTCCATTCTTCTAACTTATATTCCCTGTATCCTACTTTAATTTTATCAGGTATATTCATTAGTATCCGAACACCCTGTCAGCAGGTTTAAACTGTTCTTTTTCTATATATCTATTTGCCTGGTGGCTATTAGGATGTACTGATCTGCTCATTACTCCATATCGAAGTGCGTCATAAGCGTGATCTTCCGCATGGGTATCAACATCTTCAGGATTGTGCTTATCTACAGGTAACATAGGCAATGTTTTTATTAAATTAATACAATTAGAAAATATTTTTAATTTTGGTTGATTTGTATCCTTGTCCAAAGCTAATTGCTTATGCAATTCCAATTTTCCTGCCACTCTACTTCGTGGCGACCTGTCCGAAGGTCTCCATTTACACCCCTCTCGAATCATTGTTTCTGCAATACTAGGGCCGGCGTCCCCTCTTCGTGCCCAAGTTGAAGAGTCCAGGATTCCATATCGTATATATTCATCCTGCTCCCGTTCCAGTACTTGCTTGGCAAATATGTCGGCTGTAACTCGTTTGGTATAATATTCCCGGTAAACCCAGAAATTATTATCAAAGTCAACTGCGATCCATAAAACGCAAGCTGCAGTCGAATACCCCCAGTCGCAGGTTCTGAATCTGAGCCAATTACGGGGAATGTCAAAAGGCTGAACAACATGGGTAGTAAGACTAAATTCCGGAAAAGCCGAATTTTCAAATGCACTCCAATCACCTTCTAAAAACTGCTTACGTTGTACTTCCGGCAAGGAAGATAACATAATAAGATAATCATCCGTCTGCATAAGATAAGGATTATCTTGTAACTTTGCAGGAATAAAACGTCTTGTAATTTTTCTCTTACCTGCCACAGTATCTATATGAACATCAAAAGATGTGTTAGGTTCCGCAGGATCAACAAACATTTCCTTAACCCACAAAGAACCTATGTTTCCCGGATTACCTGTTGACCTCATAAATACCGGTATTTCAGGATCTACACTACGAAGTGATGACCGCAAGAAATTATATATTTCCGGAGTGGGGTATTGAGGTAGCTCATCAATCCCAATCCATGTATACGATTGACCTTGGTAACGAAGAACGTCTGTTAAATTTTCTGCGTAACCAAATTCAATTCTAGCTCCTGATGGAAACCGCCATTCCTTTTCCTGCTCTCTCCATTTAGCCCCCGGAAACGCCCTTCCATATAAACGTTGGGAATGATTAATCATATCTCGCAGCTCAGGCATGGAACGTCTCAGTAACAGTGCACGGTGATGATCCTTGTCACAATATCGCAACGGATCAACAAGCATGGCATAGGATTTTCCTCCGCCTCTTGCTCCTCCGTAAAATACTTCCCGTTCCGAAGATGCTAGAAACTCTGTCTGCGGGCCTTTATTAGGTTCAAAGACAACATTTTCCTTAATATGATCTTGAATGGTTGGTGGAAGGGTTTCAATTTCCTTATCCGTCATAACGGACTTGGCCTCCCCTTTTAAGGAACTGTCAGTTTTCAGAACAGTTTCTTTTTTTACCTTGGCATTCTCTATAAGCTGTCGTGCTTTTTTTATTTTTTCATTCTGAGTCTTGATGACTTTCTTTGCAGCGTACCTTGCCTTGACTTTTACACTAAGTGTTCTTGGCTCTTGCTTTCCTCGTTTTCGTCCAAGGTGTGATTTTGGTTTAGGCGGTGCAATGTCGTCCATCTTTTATCTATAATCTTTCTCAGTCCCGTATGTGAAATGGATCGGTTTGTTTTTCTTCCCAACCATCCTGCCACTTCACGGTAAGAACAATTATTTAAATATTCCTTTGCTTCATCCAGTGCGTCCAGTTCCTCCTGAACAGGTTCAATATAATCCGGATCATCGGAAAGTTTATATCCAAATGGTATTGTCCGTGCCTTTCGTCTAAGTCGCATCTTTTGCCGGCAGTATAAATATGCCGTGGGCTACCTGTGCATTAATATCTATTTTTTCTTTTTTCACAAGCCCTACCCTGTCCAATATCTGTTTTGCCGCCTCCATGCGAATGTTAACTCCGGGAGTTTTTCCATCTTCATCCAACGCATCCACCAAGCCTTTTACAGCCTTGGCTGAATGCAGTGCCAGGGAATACTCCGCTCGTTCTATAATCTCATCCTTCAGTGCCTTGATGACCTTTGGATAGGAACTAGGAGCGTATCCTGCCAATTCTCCTGCTTTCTTTGGATTTCCCTGTGCCTCTCCAAACAATACATTAATGAATGTTTTTTGTTGGGAAGTCAGTTCCTTGCTTTGTATTTTTTCCGGTAACATCTGGTTTTGTAAATATTTTCCACCACGCCTCGGCTAATCCATATGGATCAGAACCAGCGTCTTTTTTGTTTGCTTTTTTCTCTTCTTTCTTTTGCCCAGTTTGGCGTTTCAATTTTTTTCTCTTCACGTTGTTGATACCCCTTTTCTGCCGCTTGCATTATTTGTTCTCTGGCTTTGTCTTCCTTTCCACCCATATCTGATATGACAGATATTTTAGGAGCAGATATAACTCTTCTAATAAAACGCCTGCGAGACGGAAAGTCTCTTTTGTCGATAGGTAGATGTTCCGTAAACCTCTCGCCGGTTTGGGTGTTTTCATATTCATAAGTTGGCATTATATTATGTGATTCACTGAGAACCACATTACCACTAAACACTTTTCTACGTCCCTTTTGGTAATGTCTGCTAATATTTTAATGGTGTCTTTCATTATGTTCTATAACTTGAATGTCCTTGAAATTTTTTATCCTTAGATGAACGTAAAGAAGCTACTTTAGTATCTTTATTTTTCTTTTTAGGTTTTTTCTTTTTTGCTTCATCCCAACCAATATCTCTTAATTGCTGTCTAATTTCATCTATTTCATCTTTAATATCGGCATCTCCACGAGATGAACCAGTTCCTAATTGAAGTGTTAGACGGTCTATTCGTCTTACTAACTTATCAGTTTCTTTTGCTATATATTCTATTTCGCCCATTTATTTACCTTTATGAATACCTAAATTTTTTTCCGGCAGACTTAGTTCTCGGGAAGGAACGATTTTTGCTTGCTGCTTTAACTGACAGATTACCACGAGTTGTATTCATGGCGTTTCCGTCTCTGTGGTGAACGTCTTTGCCGTCACCTTTTTTTACCAAGCCTGCCTTCGATGCCATGCGTCTCGCTTTGTTCCGCATGTTCCTCTTCTTCTTGCGAAGAGGTGACTCTGTTCGTGACTCTTGCTTGTAATTTCTGACATATCCCGGGGAACTAGGCATACATCGCTTTGGATTTCTTCGGCTTCTTCACGGCCCTGTACTTCGTGGTATCCGTTTTAGCCTTTGCAGTAGATCCTTTACCAAGTTTCTTACGGGTTCCGGGCTTTTTCTTTTCAGCCACGTGTCCCAGCTTTCCATATTTCATGCGGTCTCCCCCCTGTTGATGTTCTTTATCATTTGTTCCACCAGTTCATAATCCTTTTTATGACTGTGCCTAAACCTGTGAAACTTCTTGATAGTGTTCTGTAAATGTTCCTTTGACTTGTTCTTATCTTCCTTAGATACAGCATCATAATATTCCTGACTCGCCCTGATGATGTCCTGCTTTATGCTGAACACGCTAGGCATTCTTCTTCCACGCCATTGCCGTTCTTTACTTGCTCCTTGAGCTTATAATTCTCAGCCCGAAGCTCCATCCGGTCACCCAGTACCTTGTCCAGCTTCTCAAATAAAAACTTATTGCTCTCTTTAATTGATTTGATGTCATCCTGTAAATGTTTTACTTGTTCCGTTAATCCTGGTACCAGATTGTTATCCATTACTGTCTCCCCTAGCTGTGTTTTGAGTATAGAACGCCAAAGAAGTTAATCCCCATTGGCAGTGTTATTGGTGGAACTCGTGTTTATCGTGGTGAGTTCCCAGACCACCAATGGAATTATGATATTTTAGGTGTAAGGCCTTTGTAGTAAATAAGCGTGTGTGCCATCTTGCCTTGAAAATAACATATACCTACTATTATAGCGTCTGTATCCATCTTGTCAAGTCTTTTTTTTATTTATTTTTTACTTGACAATTCCCCCACAGGGTGTATAATATATATGGAACCTCCCCGGGGGCCTTTATACCCCTTAAGGTACCTTAAGGCAGACTACTAGAGAAAGATAGACATGTATAACAACATATATATAGCTTACCTTAAGGGGGCTGAAGCGGTGGTTAACACCTATTTTCAGATATTTTAGCATAACCACGTGCATATGTATAGGGGACACCCCTATGTACCCCTGCACACCTAAAGGTGTGCTATGGAGCAATCAAAGATTGCCCTTTGTTGTCTTGTAGTTCTAAGAAGAACTACGGTATTTTTTAGATGGGAACAAAACAGGAACATTCCAGTCCTGCAAAAATAAAAAAAGTTTTATCTGTGGTTTCCCTTGTAGGAACAAAAAGCAAGGGCGAAAATTTGTATTTAAGTTATACATAATAACTATAATCAAATTAAATAATCTATTGACAACCACCAAAAACTATGCAGCCGGTTGTTCTCCTTTTGTTCTTTTCGCAGCTCATATTGAAAATGCAGGAATTAAAAAAGCCCCTATAATTTAGGGGCTTTTATATTTAGGAAAGAGTATCTAAAAAATTTGTTATTTATTTATAAATAGTGTCGGCTATACTATTATAGAGTCCACCATCATTATATTTTCTGGCAATAAATGCGAATTGATTTTTTCTAAAATATTCAATCAATTTTTTATTGTTTTCTAACGCCTTGCCGATTTTTTCCAGAACTTGCATAATTCCTTTAAAATCGCCCTCGTTATTATTGCACACTAAAGAATTACTAAAATAAGTATCAGCCAAATTAACAAGTTTTTTCTGATCACTAGAATTTAAGACAGAACTACTTTTTTCGTCCGCCTCATTCATAGTGTTAGTTAGACCTGTTAAAGAATTTGCTGTTGCACTTTTTTCAGTGTCTTCACCTTTACTAACAAATTTATGATAGTTAATAATCGGGTTAGACATTGATATGATTTGATTAATAGAAAAATCAGAATAAGTTGTTTGACCTCTATTAATTCCTTTAATCATATCAGCACTAAAGCCATTGCCTTCCGTCATAACTCTATTTTTAATAGGGTATTCATCTGAATTT